AAGCTTGGCCCGTTCGTGCAATGGAAGCATTATCCTGTTCCATTCGTTTTCTACTCCCAGTGAGCCTCTATCTGCATCCGAATATGAATCTAGTGGATCATCCGCTGCTCCTCTAAACAGCATAACTCTGTACGTCAGTCCACCAATTACAACCGTTGCATTTTGCGTAACTATATTAGCTTGATTGTAGAATCTACTTTCTTTACCTCCCGCTTCCGTTACAAGCGCTCCTCCACTCAAAACTATCTTCGTGTTAGTAATGGAGTCTATCGTGAACGTTCCATTGTTGGCTCCGTTGGCCCATCCTTTTAATATAAGGGTGTCTCCGACCGCTCCGACTGTATCTGCATAATCCATTCCGCTTGTTTTGTCTCCCAAGAAGTTTTGATTGGTTGTATTTATTGAATTGTCTGTTGCGTCAATTGATAGGTTTAATCCTGCTCGTCCCATTGGTGGCAAGAACCCATCTCCACCGTTTCCATATACTGCGCCTGCGTTATAAATTGCGTCCCAGGGAATTGAATGTCTAAAGGTTTTTAATGGCGTAAATCTTATCTTTCCATCGACAATATGTTTAATCCATGGTTCATCTGAATTTTGGGCCGTTCCTGCTGTTATCCCCAGTTCTGTTGCAAGTGCTGTTCCTGATATGAAGTCAGCTGATGGGACAAATCCAAAAAAACCGGATGTTCTATTGCCTTTCATCAGGAATTTACTTCCTGGCGCCATGGTGTAATCTTCTTGAACTCGTGTGTTGGCTATCTTTCTTAGGTGTTCGTTCATTGTGTCGAATTTTTCATTCATTGTGTCGAATTGTGGTTCATTTGGTAATCCGAAAGTATTCACGTTATACTACCTCCTCGTATATGAATTGTGGTTTTCCTGCGACTACTCTTATGCCGCATTTATATGTTTTGTTTTCATCTGCATCTTGAATCATAATTGGCATTTCGCTTTTTGCTTGAGCTTCTACTTTGTCCCAATTTTCATTTAGCGCTTCAATTATATTGAAGTTTTCTTCGGAATCTGTTTCCGGATTATATTTTTTTAGTTTTAGAAAATCTGTTTCCGTCATATTATCCCTCCTTAAATAAACGGCTCGAAATGATGGAGTTTTTGTTCTTCTAATTGTGCGATCGTCATGGCATTCACCTCTCCTACTGTTAAATATCTATTTTTTAATAACAGTGATAAGTGTGCCGGCTTCACTTCGCTTATTGCATTTTCGACATCTGCCTTGTTTGGTGGTCTTCCTATAAAAGCTGTAAACTGAACTTCAATTCCATTGTTAAAACTTACGTCCACGGCTCCGTTTGTCCATGCGTCAGCTATGCTTTTAATTAGCTCTTCGTCAACTTTTCCTATCCCTCGGAGTTTTGATTTTATGACGCTGACTCTTTCTTCGTAGGACATCGATTCATTATTTTTTATTGCGAGCTCGTTTTCCCATAGCTTTGTGGCCCATGTCATCGTTTTGAATGATAAATTGTTTTTAACATCTTCAAGCATGATTAATATTTCTTCTTTTTCTTTTTCAGATGCTCTTGATAATTCTTTTAAGTATTCGTCGTTTTTAAAGATAACATTCAGTTTATCGATTAGACTCATATGACCACCACGCTATTCAATATTGCTGTTTCGTCGTCTTCTAGGGGAATGTTTGAGGCTATTAATCCATTAATTGTTAAGTTTTGATGATCCACTACTCCTTCAACGTTAAGTATTGCCGCTCCAATCATCGTATAGGATATATAATCTTGTTTGAACGCTATTTCTCTCAGATAGCTCGTCACCACTTCTTCAATCTTCGGTTTGACGTCTTCTGTTGTTTTTCCTGTTGTTAAGTCAACGTCTACTGATATGTCTATGTTTAGGGCTTGCGCTGTTTCAATTGTGCAGTAGGCTCCGATTGGTGCCGCTCCTCTTCCGGCTCCTGGATTTGATAAAGGGTCAATGTATTCTTGAACTTCGTCTATAAGAGCTTGCGATGCTGGTTCCATATCTCTATTGATAATAACAACTCTTACCGTGTTTTCTCCGTAGTAAAGCGAAAATACTTTCGCTCGTCCAACTTCTGATATTTCATTTGACCATAACTCGTAGTGGTAAGCGTTTCCGCTTGTTGTTGGCTTTCTTAGGAAGTCAAAATATCTTTCTAGCAATTCTTCATCTTGTTCCGCTTCAAAGCCTTCATATGATGCTTGCGAGTTCGTTACGGATTCGACTCCGGATATTGTTACCGGCATCTCTGTAATGCTTTCCGCTCCGACTAATCCGATTAATCCAGCTTGAGTACATTGCGCCAATATCGTTCCCGATCCCGTTATTGTTTTGCTTTCTAGTGATTCAAAGACGACGTTATTCGCAGTTGAGAATAAATCTTTTTCAGCGATTGTTGTGTTTCCTGTAATCGTTAATTCGACTTTAGCTTGTGTTGCTTGCTTTCTTTTTAATCCGGTTCTGTCGTATACGCCTTCTTCTAGGTCTTCACCTTTTCGGTTTGACATATTTATCGCATCTGCAATTTCTTTTGCTTTTTGCTGTATCTCCGCAAGTTCTATTGACTCTGCTTTGACTATGCTTCGAGTTAAAAAGCCGTCTGACTTTTCGTATTTACTTGAAATCTCTTCCAGCATTTCTTGTTCAATTTGTTCTTTTGTTTTTGCCTCTATCACGAAATCACCTCACTTATATTTATCTCTCCATCGTTTAGGATCACTCTGAAGCTGACTTTTAATCCTATCGTCAGCCTTTCTGTTTCAAAGTTTGATAATCTTTCAAATACGTTTAATCCGCTCAGCTGTTCCCTTAATTCTCTTTCTATTTCTGCTGCAACAACTTGTATTGGAATAGCGCTGTTTCCGAGATAGTTGTGATATGTGTTTCCAAACTCTCCATATACTTCATATAGGCCTTTAGGGGTTCTTAAATGTAGCTGAATAAACATTTTCACTTTTTCTTCAATCGTTTCACACATGACCACTTTTCCGTTTTCCGTTGCGACGGACGCTTGGCCCCTTGAATCAAAAAAAAGCTTTGGAACATCTCCAAGCTCTGTCAACGTTTCATTTTCGATTATTATTGGTACTATGTTGGGAAAAAGCATTATTCCACCTCGCTTATGATATACCACTTGTTTCCGAATCGGTCCGGTATGACAAGTACCTTATCTCCGACTTGAAGTGATAAGCCTTTTGTTTTTATCATCATGTCCGGATATATGATAACCTTGCCTTCAAATACCGATATTTGGAGTGGTGACTCTTTAATAACTTTTCCAGTCGTTGGTGTGAATGGTTTCGGGTTTTCATACCCTTTCATTATTTTTCCGAGTTTTTCCGAGTACATTACGTCACCACCTTATCTAGGTTTAACGACATCTTATGTGTTCCGTCTTCTACTGTGTGTGTGCATTGTTTTATGAAATAATATCCACTAAGTTCATAATTTTGGTTATAAATTTCTAATATTCTTCCGGAACGAATGCTAGAATCTCCAAGCATTGTCGCGCTAATATCTTCTTCGATGATATTGAGTTCTGCTAACGTGTTTTTTCCTACAGTGTCAGCGTCACCATCGGCGCTTATAACCGTTTGGAGTCTTCCAAATTTCGATACGCTTTCTTGATCAGATAATTCCGATAGAACTTTTGCATCTTCGTCAATAACTGTAACGACATTTTTCATGTTTTCGATTGTTTGTTTTTTGGTGACTCCTTCAAGTTCTTTAGTCGCATCGAACGGAGCCAAATTGCTTGCCGGCTTATATACTGCTTTTGCAATTAGATTTGCATATGGTTCGATATATAGCTTGTTTTGTCGCATTTCCAATCGATAAGCAACGCCTGTTTGCTCTCTTGCTATCTGAAGAATATCCACGATGATGCCGGCAATCGTTTTGTCTTTATAAATTTTTGATATGAATACGCGTATTGTCGGTATGGATCCAATCTCAACTCCAAATTCATTGCAAAGGCTTTTTATCGCTTCATCCGCTCTTGCCTTGTAGAGTTGTTTGACGATTGTCGATTGATTAAGATAAAACGCAAAGTCGTAACCTTTTATTCCCGTTGTTTCTTCGTCTAAGCTTACTTCTGTTGTCATTGAATCTGTGATAAGATTTTGACCATCAATAATCGATATGATATCGCCGACTTTCCCAAGCTTCGGTATATATCTATCGTTTGGGTTTCTGGCCACGTCTACGCTTGTCATAATGCCTAGCGTATCTACGCTATCTTGCCATGTTATGCGTCCTGTATAGCCCGTTATATCTTTTCCGTTTAATTTTATGACCATTTAACCACCAAACCTATACTCTCGGACCATCATTGTGTATCCGATGTCTTTATTTCTTTTGACTTTATAGTTAAAATCATCAATTGTGCATGGCATGTTTAGAATCTGTCTGTCATTGTCTATGATGAAGCATCTGAACGGTATTTTTGCCTTTCTATAGCGTTCAAAGAACTCCACATATTCCCATGCATTATAGCTTGTCGATTCTGATAACCACGGATATTTTTGATTTGGGAAAAATCCATCTAATGGAAATGATCTTAGTCCCATGTTTCCAATGAGATTAAGATCACCGTTGATTCCGTTAAATGTACTGTTGTTTTGAGGGCTATTGACATCAACTTCTGTGGGTGGTATAGGTATTTTAATGGAATCTTGTCCGTTATTTACGCTAAATATAATTTGCATTCAATCACCCCATGTTCGGCACGGTTTCGTTATGCGCTTCTACGAATGCTTGTGCCACTTTTTCTTTGAAATCATTAAATCCATATATATCACCGTGTATATGAATTTCTGTTTTTGACTCTTTTCCAATCATTTGATTAGCCATGTCTAGTAGCGACTTAGATCGTTGGCTTCCATCAAGCGGTATAGCCATTTCTCTTCCAGCTTCTCCAAAGATTGATGGACGGTTAGCGATTCCACCATATTTGAATTCCGGAAGTTCCGGTAATTGCGGAATGTTTAATCCTAATGTTTCTCCGCCTATTCCAGGTACCCAGTCTGGTACTTCAAAGGACATTCCATTTACTTTGTCTATAACGAAATTGATGCCCTTTCGGATAAGCTTAATAGGTGTTAGAACATAGTTTGCCAAACCTTTAAATATGCCCGCAAATACATCTTTGATTCCACCCCATGCTTTGGCCCAATCGCCTGTGAATACTCCCACAACGAAGTCAAGAATTCCTTTAAACACTAATTTGACAGCTTCAATCTGATTACCTATAAATTCTGCGATTAAGGGGAACTTTCCCGCGAACTTTTCCCAAAGGGCGTTATAAGCTTCGTCCGCTTTGGTTGTAATGTTAGTGAAAAACTCTGTGAATTTTCCCCACAGTAGACCAAGCGTTTCTTTAATGGTGTCCCAGTTTTTTACAAGCAATATGCCTATGGCAATCAAAG